ATTAATTATGCGTAAACAGTAATATCTTCTGCAATTCCGAATTGTACACAAGAAGTAAATCTCATTACCATTCTAACATTGTTAGAAGCATCCAAATCTGCCATATCTAATACTTTAACTTCTTGGGTAGAATTTAATAATCCTGTTCCAAAATAGATATTGCTTTTTTGTGTAGCATACATTTTATTATCAGATAAACCCTGTGCAACAAATATCTTAACTCCGTTTACAGATAAAGACCCATTGTTAAACCATTGAGTTCCCATACCTTGAACACCATTTGCTCCTAAACCTTGCGCTCCAAATCCACCTAATGCTTGAACGTAAAGTTTTGCAGCCTGTGTAGAAATGTAAAGGAATAAATCTTCTTTTCCAAATACTGTAGATGGAATAGCATTAGTTACTTTTGATAATTCTTCTATAATATTAGATGCATCTAAAGTAGTTCCTGTAATTACTTGTGCAGCAGGAACATCCCCTGCAGTTACTGCAACGTCAATTAGTTTTTCTAATCCATCAAATGAATTATTACTTACTGCAGCAGTATCTCCTTGCCAAATACATAACTCTGTATTTTGTGCTACTTCATTTCCTACGTGAGAGATTAAGAAATCAGCAAATTTTGGAGGTAAAGACTGACCTAAACCAAATCCCATTGATTGAGATTCCCAATCACTTACGAAATCATATTTACATAATTGTAAATTTACTTCTAATTCTACAGGCTCAATAATTCTTTCTGTTAATGTAACTGAACTTGTAGGAACAAAATCACATCCTGCAGGTTTAACTATACTTCCTGTTGCTAGTTTTTTAATTACTTCTCTGTAAGAAACATTACCTTTTACAGTAATACCACCATCATCAATAGTAGATGCTGATAATAAAGCTGCTGCGATATATTCTCCTGCAAATTCTCCTGCATACGTTGTACTTATGCTAGTTGTAGTTGCTAAATCAACTCTTTTTAAATTACTCATTTTTATTTATTTTAATTTTTATTTTTTATTTTTATTAGTAAGGGTAAACAATATCATAAACGTCTACTCCTGTATTAGCATAAACATATGATTTTAAATTTATAGAAGAAATGGATGCATTACTTCCTTCTCCCGATAGGTTTTGTGCTTGTTTATGAAATTCAAAAACATTATAGTCACTATATCCATCATTTGATTCTAATGGATAATATTCATAAAGACCATAACCATAATCAGTTTCATATTGTCCGTCATTAAGAAGGTCGTTATCTCCACCAATAGTTATATTGTCCATATATACATTTTCATCATAAAAACCAAAATAAACTAAATCAGTTCCTGCATCAGAAAACCCCATAGAAAACCTTAATGTTATTTTATCTCCTATATTCCACCCTGCAGCATCATCTAAAGGGGGTGCTATATAAACATCTTGTAATAAACCTGCATTATCAGTCCAATCGTAAACCCCATCGTCAAAACATACAGTTTTCATCCAAGGTTGAATTAAAAAATGCATATCTCCATCAATCTCTTGGAAATATGGCTCATCTACATAAGATGGTTTCGGGTAGTAAACACCATCCAAAGGACCTGCTTCCCCATTAGATGTTACTGTTGTTCTAGTTGGTATAAAAGTTATTGCCATTATTTATTTTTTTTAGATTCTCTAATTTCTCTTCTTTTTTCTGCTCTTTCTTTTCTTAGAGCAATCCTTTCCTCTTTAGTCAAAGACTTGTAAGCTATTGCTTCTTCTTTAGTTCTTTTTGCCATACTTTAATTATTAATTTGATTAATTCTATTCATCACTCTACCCAAAGTTGTTTGAAATTTACCTTGTGCATATACCTTTTGCTCTATTTTTTCAGTTTTAGCTTCGGGATTATGTTTAATTGGCTTTGCTGATGCTTCTGATAATTCAGCTTTTACTTCTTCGGGAATTTCTTCTGAAAATTCTTCTTTGATAGTTCTAGATTTTGGTTGTCTTGAAACTTCTTCTTGCATTTCAACTTCCTCATCTTCTTTCTCCATCTTGTTTTCTTTGTCAGCCTTTAAGTCAGCAATAGCATCTTCAAGGTTTTTAATCCTTTTTTCCATTCCTGCCCAATCTTGAACATCTGCTTCATCTTCTTCTGCTAAGTCAGAAGTAATTTCTTCTTCCTTAACCTCTTCTTTTACTTCTTCTTTTACTTCTTCTTTCAAGTCAGCAATAACTCCATCTTCTTCGATAACTAAAACCTTACCATCTTCTAGAGAATATTCTCCTTTTGGCAATGCTACTTCTTCATCATCGGTTTTGATAAAAATTTCTTTCCCTTTTTCAAATGCTTCTGCAGTTAATACAGTGCCATTTTCTAACTTTAATTCTTCAAGTTTTACCTCAATAGATAAAAGTGTTTTAATTTGATTTAACATTTCAGTAGATTTCTTCATATTTATATAACGATTATTAATTTATTTTTTGCATTTTTGATATTTATTTATTGTGTACAGTTTGTAAAATTAGGCTTTGGTAGTGTCCAAGATACTGTGCCATTACTAAAAGTAGTACAATTTGTAACTTGACTAACAACCCACCCCGATAAATCTTGATTAAAATTAGTTGCAATGTTAAACATACTTGCCATAGATGTAACACTACTAACATCCCAAGAGCTAATATCTTGATTGAAATCACTTGCAACATTAAACATTGCAGTCATATTTGTTACATTACTCACATTCCAAGAACTAATATCTTTATTAAAGTAAGTAGCATAACTAAACATCCAAGACATATTAGTCACATTACTTACATCCCAAGATGATATATCTGCATTAAAAATATCAGCACCATAAAACATCCTTTCCATAGAGGTAACACTAGAAACATCCCAAAGGGTTAATGGTTGGCTAAACGCATTTGCTTCAAAAAACATATAAGACATATTTAAAACATTACTAACATCCCAACCACTTAAAGGTTGGTTATATGAGGTTGCATTGTTAAACATATTACTCATATTAAAAACACTAGAAACATCCCAAGAATTTAAATATTGATTAAATGATTGTGCAAGTCTAAACATAGAAGTCATATTCTCTACATTAGAAACATTCCAATTATCTAATGGTTGGTTAAAACTATATGCGTTTGCAAACATAGATGCCATTACAAATGCTTCACTTACATCCCAAGAATTTAATGGTTGGTTAAAATCTACTGCATTATTAAACGTTGCAGTAAAGTTAGTAACAAGACTAGTATTCCAATTACTGATATTTCCATTAAAATTAGATGCTCCAAAAAACATCCAAGACATATCAGTAACATTTGATGTATTCCAATTGCTTATATCTCCATTAAAAGTTGATTTTCCGTTAAAAGCATAAGACATATCTGTAACTTGGCTAGTGTTCCAATCTTGTATTTTACCATAGGGTGCTAGGTCGTAATCTCCGTTCGGGTCTTGTGCTAGTATATCGTTTATTGCAGTTTGGAAAGTTGCATCAGTTAAAGGCTCATATACGGGTTTAGCAATTCCTGTAATACTTCCAATACCTTGTGCTGAAATAGACCCATCACAACAACTTATTGAATATGTATTACTATCCCAACACAAACAAGCACGAGAACTTCCTTTTGGACTTGTCCTACTTCCGATGTAAATACCTTTATTTCGTAAGTCCTTTCTCCTCATTTTTTAGAATATCTATTATTTCTTTAAGTATTTCATCATCTTTTTTTTCTGACATCTTGCTTTGAGTTTTTTCCATTTTGTCTGCAAAATAACCCTCAATAGAAAAACCCTTAACTTTACCTGTTCTAATATATTCATTCCAAACTTCATCATTATTTACTTTTACTGCTCCCATCCAAGTTCCAACAGGCACATTTAATCCGTACTTTCTAGACTTGTCGTGTACCTCATCTTCTACAATCCAACTTTCTACAAGGGTCAAGCCTTTTAATTCCCTTTCGTGTTCTAGTGTTGAATTATTCTGATTATTATTCTGATAAAACATTTGTGATGCTTTTACAATAGTTTCTTTTGAAAAATAAATATAGTAATCTCCCTCTGCTCCACTTCTAAATATTGTTTTATTAGGTATCAATAAAGCACCTAATAATATTTTTCTTTCTTTGTCTAGTTCTGCTAACTTTATTTCTTGTATTGTTTGTTTGCTTAAAGCTACAAAGTCTGATTCTATTGCAGGACTTTCTACTATTGATATTGCTTCAATCCCTGCTTCTTCAAATTCTTCGTCTAATATTAATTCTACTATTCTCATAATAATATAACGTATTTAATTTTTAATTTTGTTTTTATCCTATTGATGCTTCATCAATTATATTTCTATCTAACTCCTGTGCAGTTGTCACTTGACTAGAAACTACAAATGCTTGTATCGGTTGTTGTGATTGACCACCTATTGCATCTGCTAATTGATTTGTTCCACTTGTTCCGACCACATTAAATGCAGGAGGTAAAGATTGAACAGGAGGTGCAGATGGTAATGATGTAGGTTGTGATGAACTACTGCCCGATGAATTTGGAACTTTAACAGACATTATTTTTTTAACATTTGCTAAACCAACTACCCCTGTAGCAATGGCTTGTGCAATAGCATAACCGGGAACAGGAATTTTAGAAAAAGCACTTAATTGTCCTGTAATAGCTGCATAAGTATTTACTAATGACGATGCTACTGCAATACCTTTTCCTGCTTCGGTTTCAGTACCTATAACACTTGATATATCACTTAAAGCACTTGCGTAACCCATTAATGCATCCCTCTTGGCTTTTTCTTCTGCTTCTGCAATTTTTATTCTTGCATCAGATATTTGTTTTTCCCTAGTAACACTTTGCTGACCCGATTGTTGTTGAAATTGGTCTAATGCTATTTGTGCATCTATCTTAGCTTGTGTTCCTGCATTTGCATTATCTACAATAGCTTGTAGCCTTGTCGATTCTTGCTCTGCTTCTAACTCATCAACTTCTTTTAATTTTTCTAATCTAGCTAACTCATCTTCTATTTGTTCGGCATTAAATCTTTTTTGCTCTATTGATAGTAATGATTCACTTTCTAATTTAGCTTTAGATATTTCTAAGGCTTCTTTATCTAAAGAATTTTTATTTACTTGTTGTTCTGACCTAAACCCTGTTACAGTTGCTAAAACCCCTTGTACCTCTGCTTCTGCTTCTAATACTGCAACGTAATCCTCTGTCTTTCCTGTTAATTTAAATTGTGCTTCTGCAGATGCTTTAACTAATTCTGCATTTTTAAGCATTTCTTTTTCCTGCTTGTCTAGTATTTCAGAAAGTTTATTATTAGCATCTATTCTATCTTGGATATTTGCAGTTTCATCATCCCTTATTTGTCTTTGTACCTCTGCTTGTTTATCATATTGTTCTAATAATATTCTAGATTCTGCTGCAGCTATTTGTGCTGACTTTTTTAATGCTTGATTTGTTTTTGCAGTTTCTAGTGCAGCTTCAATACTTATTTCTTTTAAGCCATTAACTACTTCTGTTCCGATTTCTCCAACTTCTGTAATTGCTTCTCCAAAATTATTAACAATATCTCCCGTTGCGTTTACTGCAGCTTCTCCAACATCGTAAAGATTTTGTTTTGTTTCTAATATAGATAAATTTAATTCTGCTATTTTTTTTGTATCTCCACTTCCAAACGGGGATTTCTCCCACATTAATTGTGCTTCTTGAATTGCTAATGTAATTCCATAGAAAGTAAGTTTTAAAGGAGTTAATGCTATTGTAATAAGACCACTAATTACCTTGCCTAATGCATCAAAGTTTTCTGTTGCTGATGATACACTTTTATAAACATCTACAAAGACATTTACCACCTCATTAAATATAATTTGAGCAGTATTAAAGACAGTAGTCAAACCATCCATCACTTCTTGGTTTTCCCTTATTGCACCACTTACAAATTCAAATGCTTTTTGTAACAAGAATATAATTCCTGTTGCTTTAGCTAAAGTCTTAATAGAAGCACCTACTTTTTTAACACCTTTTGCCCCATCCTTTGCTGACTTTTCAACTTTGGCTAAAGATTCTGCAGTTTTCTTATTGGCTACTTCAACTTCTTTTTCAAGTTTAGCATATTCCTTTTGGAACTCATTTAAGTTTTTTACTGCTTCTTTGTATTTTAACTCAAATTCAACTTCTACCTTTTTCGCCATTTAATTTATTTTTTGTTTGTTTGTAACCCTCTTTAAAGGTTTCTGCTAATTTATATTTGCCCTGTGCAATTCTTATATTCTCTGTTTCCCCGTTTGCAAACTGCAATACTTCTATTATATTTTTTATCATAGTGTTGTAAATGAATATGGTGCTGATGGTGTTGATGAATTTAATAAAACATCATAGGCAACAATAGTTACAGAATAAGTTGTTCCCGATGTTAATCCCGTAATTGTATCTGAATATGTTGTTTGTAATGGTTGTGCCATTGACCCACCTACAGGACTTCCATTAAATGATACTACATAATATGACATTGTTATACCGTCGGGTGACACAGATGGATTCCAATTTATAGTTACAGATGTTTGACCTATGTTTGTGGCATTTACCCCACCAACTGTGCTAGGAGGATTGCCTGTTGTTGTCAATGCACCTTTAACATCATTTAATAATTCAAATTCAGTTTTACCTGTTGTTAAATTTGTAGTCAAAGAATTAATTTTGTAATTGTTTTGACCTATTTGTATTAAATCATTTAACTGTAAATTATAGTAAATCTTCATAGGTAGATATGCAGTTACTTTTGTAATTCTTCTACTATTATTAAATACGTTTCTAATGTATGTTCTGTATTTAGTATAAAATAAAGTATCAGTAAATGTTAATGGGTCGCCCACCTCTTGTGCTTGGTATTCGTTTATTTCGTTTCCAAAATGTATATTTGTTTTGCTTTGTGTAGAGGTTAAAGCTAAAGAATTTGATGGTATAAAGTAATCATCAATATCTGATACTGCAGTTGATTCCGTATCTCTTATTCTTATATTTGTTGTATTTACTTGTCTGATAGGATAGAATAATAATGGCAATCCAAAATATGATTCTAAATTATCATCTACAAAATAACCATATTGTACACCCGTTGCAGTACCACCATCTACATCATAAAGCCTTTCATATTGCATATGCTCAAAAGGTAGTTCTATTTTATAAATCTTAGTGGGTGCATCATATACATTACCATTTAAGGAATAAGATAAACTACCCCAACCCTCATTATTAGTTTGCTCAAATCTTTTTGCTAATAATGTTCCAAGACCTTTATATTCAAAATCTACTTTTTTAAATGGCAAAGCTACATTTACAATAGAATTTTTTGTATCTAAATATTTATCTATATTTATTGGATTTGGATTTCCATTCTCATAATAACTATCTAAAGTTCTAACAACTATAACACCATTATTATCTACATAGGCAGTTAAATTAAACATTTTAAAAAGACCCGTTAAAAAGTCTATAATAGTCATTTGAGGAATTTGCTCTTGTATGTTAAATTCTGAAAATGCATTTGTTGTAAAAGTAGATGCATTAGAATAAATCATTTGACCATTGTTATTAAAACCACCGATTGTTCCCGTAGTCCAACTTACAGTCCATTGAATACCACCTACAGGAAAAGTCATATTTGTAGCTGATGCAATTTGTACAGTATAAGTACTATCATTCCAAGGGACTATTATTAATTGCTTGTTTCCCGTTCCTGTTGTTTCTCCTACAGTTATAGACCCGTTACGAATTACCCTTACAGTATATTGGTCTGTATTATTTGGTGGTGTGATATCTAAAGTTAAAAAAGAAATACTATAAGGAGATTGTGCAGTAAGCGATAAAACACCATCTTGTGTATTTGACGTTAATGGTTGGCAATTAGTTGTAGGTACACAAACAGTAGTTCCAAATCTAGGGACAGTAGAAAAATTTTGTAGTATTTGGGTAGGGTCTGTAACATCCCCTTTCTTTCTATGTAGCCACATAAATAGATTATCAAATTCTTCATTTGTAGCATCATTAAAAAAATCGTCTGAAAATGTTAATGTTTGTCCACCCGTAAAAGTTTGACTTTGTATTGCATCTATAATTGCTTGTAATTTTATAGCATATTTAAATTGATTCCATTCTACACCATTTTGTTGTTGTTGTCCTGCTCCTTGATGTGCTATATTATTTGTAGTTGCTTCGGGGTCAAATTGTTTATGGTCTGCACTATTATAGATTAATCTATTTGTATGTGTAATTAAAGGTGTTATAATATTACCACTACTTCTGTAAGTTTGTAACCCTGCTACAATATCACTATAACCATAAATTTGATTGTATTGTACTAAACCACTTAAAGAAGATAATTGACTTCCTGCTAAAATATCTTTTAAGTTTACTGTATTTCCAAAAAAAGTAATGTTATATGAATGTGCTACGTTATCTTTTAACTTAACTCCATCTAGTTTCATCATACCCTCTTTAAAAGGTAAGGTATTTAATTCTAATACTGATGGAACTTTTATCCTAGCATCAAACCCATCTTGAATACCAAAATTATAATAATGTTTGAAGATCTTATTATTAACTTTAGATGCAGGAACGGAAAAGGTTTTTGTAAATTCAGTAAATATCTTACCAATATCTTTTACATTTTGTAATGTTTGCGTAAATGAAACTGATTCATCTTTGAATAAATCTACTCTTTGACCATCTATGTATAATTGTAGTTTTCTCATCTATGTTAATCTATGTTACCTTATGTTATTTATGTAATCAAAGGCATCTTCAAATTCTATTGAGTAATCTATTAATTTATCGTTTACAGACGTTTTAAATTCTACTGATGAGGTTTTAACCTTTACAGGTATTATCTCTGTCTGTGTTGGACTAAATTCTTTTTCAAACTCCATCCAAACATATTCTGATAATAATAATTGCTCAAAGAAATTATTTGCTGATTCGGGATAATATCCACTATGAAAAGTTTGTGTTCTTTTTGCTTGGGTATTAAATACTTTATTTGGCGCATCTTGTATATCATAAGCAGGAGGATTATTTCCTGCAACACTAACTAATGTATTTGATTTGTAACCCTCGTTAGTTCTAGAAATACGTTTTGTTTTCTTTAAGAAAAACCATAACTCTTGTTGCACACCATATTTATTTATAAAAATTACCTTATTACCTTTTCCGTATTTAGTACAATCAATTCTTCTAATATTTAAAACTTGATTTGGTGTTCCAATTAAAGTAACACTCGTAGCAACATCATTAAAAAGAACTGAACTATAAGTTCCACCCGTTGTGGTTGTAGCAACACTACCCGTTTCGCCTATTGGAATATAAATATTATATTCGGGTGTGCTTTGTGATAAATCGGGAGTTATTAAAAAAGTAGGGTTTGTTCTCCAAGATTCTAAATTATTAGGATTTACACCCTCCCAAAAAATACCATAAGATTCAAAACCTCTATGATTGAAAACTGTATCTGTTCCTACTTGCCCACCCGTAGCATTTAATCCTGCAAAGTTTTTTATAGTAATTGTAAAGAAAACACTATTAGGTAAGAAATTCGACTTGTAAGTCATTGTAATAAAATCCCTTGCTAGTTCTGATATATCCCAATATACTGTTGTGCTTGGCTCTACATTTTTATTTAATGTGTATTCTGTTACTCCACCAATCTCTACCAAACATTGAGAAGATAAAACTCCTGTTGCAGGAATTTCGTTATAAACATACTGTGGGTTTCTTAATGAGATATTTGCCATATTATTTTTCTAAAAATATCATATTTGATTCTATATCTTTTAAAAATGCTTTTTGCATTTCTAATTCATATTTTACTATTCCTTTTTCAAAAGGCTTTGAGAAAAAATAGGTAGGTGCAATACCTTGTGCAAATATGCTTTTCTGTAACCAAAAACCCATACTCCTGTAACTTCCTTTTTTAAATTGTCCTGCACCCTTTAATCCTTTCTTTACTCTAAACCTTATATTTTTTTTCTTTGCCCAACTGATTAACATATCAAGTGGGGGTTTTTTTGACTTGTAGCTAAACTTACTGTAAGGTGCTTTTTGTTTTCCCATCCTACCCGTTACACTACTATTTACTAAACTAGGGTCTGCACCCTTTACACCCTCATCTACAAATGCTCCATAGTCTTCCATCCAAAATTCTACAATAGCTGCAGTATTATCTTCTACTATTTCAAAAGATATTGAATTGTATAAAGCACCATCCCCTTTTCCCGACTTGGTTAAATTGGTTTTTGATTGTTGAACTACATATCTAGCATAATCAGTTAATACCTTATTTACTTCTTCAAATTCCATTAACAAATATAAATATCATTCCATATCTGAATATCCATTGTAGCAGTCCATCCTGCTAAATTGTTTTCAAATCTATCTAAGAAAGGGTCTAAACTCGGACTTCCATCTAATTGAAAGCCATCTTGATGTAGCTGACCCATCCTTAATCTCTGTATAAGCCTATTTAAGACTGCTAGTTGAGTGTTTAAAATATTTTGATAGTTATTATTACCTTTAAAAATATCTGTCGTTTCTAGCTTAGATTCATTTACAATATCAGAACATAAGATACTAATATTAAAATCTAAAGTCTGTTCATTTACAACTACATTATTAACTATAATATGAGATAGTGGAAACATATCCTGCTTTCTAAGATTTACGTCTGTAATATCTCCCGTTGTAACAGTATTTACATTTACATCTGATAGTAATTGTTCTTCTATTGTTTCGGTTAATATGTAAAAACCTCTTACTCCCGTATTGCTCATTTAAATTTACTTTTTATTTGTTTAGCATCTAACTCTGCTTTCTCTTTCATATATTCTAAAGCATAGAAACATTTATGTATATTTAATTTAGTGATATCTTCAATTCGTCTAACATCTCCTTTAGCGAGAGCAGTGAAGATTGATTGATACCATCCATATTTTCTTGTAAAGTTTGCTCCTGCATTAAGTCCTCTATCTTCTGATTTTGAAAATAGTCCATCATAACTTGTGATAATTCTATCCCTAAATTGTACAAAAAAAAAATTGCACCCAATACCACATCCATAGGTATTTCTTTTAAAGCATCTTTTGATTCTATACTATAATCTTCTATTGTATATTTTTCTCCTATTTGCTCTTTAATTGGTCGGTATAAAACATTCATAGCAATTTGCATTTCATCCCAATTACCAATGTATGTATCAAGGTCTACATACTCTCCTAAAGACATTTCATCTAGGTTAGGTATTAGTCCGTAATTAATACCATTCATTTTAAATGTTCTTACAAGCTGAGGTTTCTCATTTAACATATTTGTTAAAATATTAATAACCTTAGTTGCATCTGAAAACTTTAACATCCTTGCAGTTTTCTCATCTAGATTACAGAATATTTCAATCATCTTTATATTAATAAAATGAGATTTAAAGTTAGCTTCTTGTATTTTATGAAACTTCTTATACTGACTTAATGATATATCTGAAAGACTGCTTGGTATTATTAATTCTAATTTCATACTATTATAACGTATTTATTTTAGTTTTTTATTTGAATAAAGGTAATAAAAAAAAGGTAGCCATTTCTGACTACCTCTACAAAGCTACATTTGTAACTATGCACAAAGAAAATTGTTATCGCATACTTGCCTCAAAACAAGTTCCCGAGCAATACCCATCATCTGTTTCTAGTGGCTTACCACATTCTGAACATTCGTATTCTTTTTGTTCGTGTGGATTTAAACAATCATACCATTCCATATCTTATTTTTTTATTAAATTATCTACTTCGTTAATTATCCAATCCTTTTCAGTTTGGTCAAGTTGCTCAAAGTCTACTCCGTATTCATCATTTGCTATTGTGTTGTAAATATCCATATCTTAAATATTAAAAATTAATCCTGTTATCATTCTTAGAATAAAATAGCTTGGTGCTATTATTATTATTAGTGTCTGTAGTTTTTTCATATTACCTTAATTTAAGTATTGATTGAATTGCTACAATACGATATTGATTTATTGTAGTATAGGTTTGTTCCTGTAAAAAATAAAGTTGGTCAAACAAATCTTTAGTTTCCCAATTTGAATAAATTTTGATATAATTTTGCATTTTGTTCTGTTTTAATAATTATTGATAAACAAATATAAAACTTTTTACCTAATTAACAAAAAAACTTAATAACTTTTTTTATTTATTTTTAATGAAGTGTATATTTACCAAAGTTTGGCTTACTAATTACAGAATAAGTAGCATATCTAATAGCATCTATAATATGATTATTTTTATCAATAGGTTTATTAATCATTTTCCCACTTCTATCTTCTTGCCATTTGTAGTTTCTAAATTCCTGTATAGCATTATGGCTATCCTTTAGAATATGTATTTTAAATCGTTTTAATAAATCTATCCCTGCGTTTACACTATCAGCACCTTTTAAACTTGGTCGTACATTCCAACCCATCCTGCGTAGTTCTTCAATCAATCTAGGCTCTGCTGAATCAAAGTATATTGTTTGTCTTTCTATTCCAACTTCTTTCCATTTCTTATGTATGTCTATTGTAGTCATTTGAGTTTGATACAGATGTTCTTTAATATAAAGGTCGTAGTCTTTTCTAAATACACTCACTAAAGTAGTTGGGTCATTAGTATATCCTGCGTCTGCACCATAGCTTATAAACTCAGCATCGTTAGGAATTTGATTCACCTCAACATACCTAAATATAGTTGATTTACTTGCCCCCTTAACACCTAGTCCATAGATTTGCCAATATTGTTCATCGGTGTATTTTAGCCTTTCAATTTCTTCCTTAATGCTATCGCTAAGGAAACTATTATCCAAATAAGTAGTAATGTTAAAATCGGCATCTTCTCTTGGTATTACCTTGTCATAAATCCAATGGTATTCATCTGATGGATTAAAATCAAGAATTATTTTTTCATCTGTTCTAAATATTAATTGTTGCCAATCTTCATAGTCTAACTCATTGGCTTCATTTATAAATAGTAAATTTCTTTTTCTACCTCTTACCTTTTGTGGTTGGTCTAAAGATATAAACTCTATCAAGTTATCATTTAGCTTATATTCTGAATTTGATTTATTATGATTATCTTCAAAATAGCAATTATGTATTTTAAGTATATCAAAAAAATCACGCATCACAGACGCCCTAACCGCAGGGAATGTTTTCCTACATATCGTAATAGTTTTCCCTTTGTTTTTTAAGGAATAGTGAAATATGATATAAAGGAGTATGTTGTATGTCTTCCCTGACCTTGTTCCACCCTGTTCTATTGATATTTTTTTATCAGTCTTTAAAAGGTGTTTGAAAACTACGTTAGTCTTTATTTTCAATTATCTCTATTTGAAAGTTTGTAGGCATACCATCTGCACCTGTTATTTCTTGTCTTTCGATATAACCACGTTTCTTGCCTTTTGTTTTTAAATAAAATATTGTAGCAGAGGTATTCCCATCCCCTATCTGTGAATGTAATTGGCTTTCAGCAAAGTCTAGTGCTATATTTTCAATATCTTCAACTGCCAATGCAAAATCCTTATCTTCCTTTAACCATTTGTAATATGTGCTTCTAGGTATGTCTGCTTTCTTACAAGCTACTGTAACAACTCCTAGGCTTGATTCTAAGGCTTTTAATATTGATTCCTTTTTTATGTGTCTACTTTCGTTCATATTATTTGTCAAATCCACTCAATGGATAAAAAATTAAACTATTTCTGTATGCGTCTTGATTCTCTTGAATTATCTTTGTAACTCCGTGAATATTATACCAAGCAGGATATACGAGAATACTATTATTTGATTGCTCGAATGTATGATTAAAATCGGGAACAGATAATGCTCCTCCTTTAGTATCTTTCCTTTTGGTTAATATTTTACATACTGTATTTTTTAGATTACCTCTATCTTGGTGAAATGGAGCAGCTATATTATAATTAGATATACTACTTGTGAATAGTTCTCCGAATCTATATTTAGGTAATGTAGTTTCTTCTATTAGTTTTTTTTGTGATTCATATTGTTCAGGCATATATTTCTTTATTAATTTTTCTGATTCCTTACAAGTTAATAACATTGCCTTGATAAATGTTTTTGCTTTTTTATGTGTGTGTACTGTTGATACAGAATTGTAAGGTCTTCTTAAATGTGGCTTTGCTAAAACCCCACCTAGTATGGTAGACATTTGAACAGTATTCCTTGCTTTAGCTTCTGCTCTACTTATACCATATTTTTTCTGCATAGCATATACATCTGAACGTTCGAGTAAAGACTTGGGAACATTTTTACTTAGAAACTCATTGTTCGCTATATTTAAATATTGATTTAACTTTTCAGGAAGTTCTGTTAGATAGAAACCAATAACCTTGCCATCATATTCTAATAAACAACTTTCAGTAACTGTCGGTGGCATATAATCACATTTTGAGCCAATCTTTGTATTGTGTTCAGTTAGTTCTAATTTCAATGTTTTCATATTGCTCTACTATTTAATTTTAACTCTGTATGCTTACTTTTCTTTTTTGTATTTAAGGAACAGTACTGAGGATATCTTTTTATCAATGTTAATGCACTTACAGTAACCCTGTCTTCTGTCCTAGTAACTTGCATACCTCCATCTTCATCATAGTAATTTGTTTTCGGTGCTAACATATTTAATCTAACTACTTTTTTATATTTATGGAAATACAAAATAGTTCTTTCAAAATCTTCTTTGTCTTCTAAAGATACAGATAAATTTTTATCCCTAGTGATTATCTGACCATAGAAGCAACCAACTATGTATTTTAAATTAGTTGAAATTTTGTTATTCATATAGAAACCATTATTTACTGCACATACACCGAATAGTGCAGTTTTATTTCTAAGGCATTCATTAAATCCAATTTTATAGATAGAAAGTAAATCTGTGAATAATTTTGTTTTGCTTTTTACCTTTTTGTATAGACCCTCAACATCATCATCAAAGAATAATACCCTGTCGTTTATTTCATAATAGAAATCCATAAAATTTCTTTGTCCTCTCAAGGTTTCTTTACCTACAACTATTTTTATGCCTTTAGGGATTGTATTAGAATACACATCATATTCTTTTTCATTAGCTACAAATACTGTAATACAACTTTTATCAACATTGCAATCATCAAGTAAATATTTTAGAGTTTTCTTTACAAGTGTTTCTGCCCTTTTATATGATGGTATTGCTATTTTCATATTTTTTTAAGGTAAAAGTTTTTTGAAGATTTATTATTGCTCATCGCAGACAACCAACCCCCTGCTACATAATTTTCAACCAAATAATTTTCCCTATCTACTTTTTTCCAATTATCGTTTCTCCACTTAGTAAAAACTAAAGATGCATCAGGTTTGTAATTAGGCATTGCTTTTTTTAAAATTTTACTGAAATATCGAGGACCTGTGGTTTGAACAACGAATCTAGCTTTCCAAGAATCATAAACATCCATAGAAGCCTTTTTAAGATAGTTTTTTTCGCAGTTATGTATTAGGTGTTTCCATATAGGAAAACCCTTTACAGAGCCTATAAAATCATTCTGAACGTATTCATTATGTTTAGGTATTAATTTTTTTAATGTGTTCACAAAAAACTTTTGATTTAAAACCCTATCAAACCTTTGTATTGGAATTAAATCTAAATCAGAATAAATTCCACCATACACATAAAGAATCACGAATCGCATATAATCTATCCTTTGAATATCATACCTCATAGATTTATAAAATTCGTAATATTTTGGTAGTTTTTCTTTAACTAATTTATCACATTCTTTTTCAGTCCAAAGTATGTATTTATAATCAGGGTGTAATTCCTGTATTTTTTTACTACTTGTATTGAATAAAGGTATTTCCTCTATATCTTTATTGTGTAGGTTAAAGTAAATTTGATGTATTATTTTAGGAATCATAATTTTTTAATGCACTAAGAAACAATTCAGGCATATCAACCCCAATAGTTTTTAACTTATCAATATAAGGTCTTACATCTTTCTCGTATTCTTCTGTTGGATATTCAAGTATAACTGATTTTTTAGTTTGGTCGTATAGGTTATCAATTTTTTCTTCTAAATCAATTTCATCTAAAACACTATAATCAATCGCTTCTTCAGGTTGCCAAACATCTAGCCCCCAATCTTTCAATTCAACATTGTCAAATGTATTGGCTAGTATATCCCAATCCCATTCACCGAATCCGATATTGTCTTTAATGATAAATTCCTGTGCTTGTTTATCAGTTAAATCTTCTGCTTGTATAATATACACTTCTTTTAAACCAACTTCCCTACAAGCCTTGTATCGCATATTACCACCGAGTATAATATTATCCTTATTAACCACTATTGGTCTAAGTGATAACATTTGTGGAAATTCCTTTACACTTTTAACAAGTTTTTCAAATTTTTGTTTGTTGATACTTCTAGGATTGTTTTCGTTTTCCTTTATTGAAGATATACTTACTTTTTCTATTTTTGCTTTAATCATTGTTAATATTTTTATCTAAGGTACAAAAAAATTATTTTCTGTATATTTTTGTAATTATTAATTGAAATATTCCAAAGTAAAAAACAATATCTTCTTCGTATATTTCCTCATCTTCAAAGGGATAATGCCTTACACCAAACAAAACCCCTTTAAAAAATCCTACTTTAATTTCATAACGTAATAATTCCATAATAAATATTTCTATTATAACGTAATAAAATGTAAATCTGTTATTCCCAATCTTCGGGAAATAAAATTTTACCTATTTGCTTTCCTAATCCTGCTACTATTAAAGCAATCATAATCCAACCTAATGCTTCTACTATCATAATTTATTTATTTAATTTATTAATAATTCACGCAACTAATTATACACAAATACGTTGTAAAACATATGTGCTTCACTTAGTTATTAAAGTAAAGTTTTTTTTAAATACCCATATTACGTCATTTTCATCGTCAGTAATTAAGTAGTGTTCTTCTTTATCATCTAAGACCTTGTATTTTTTACTTGGGTCAAAGCATTTTGTTTTTAGTCCATTAAAACGCACAAACGGTTTTACAACACCGTGTATAGTTAATTGCTCTATATGGTTTCTATACAAAATGTCTGCATCATTTATTACCATACTTATTTCAATTTGGCTTACTGCTTTATCAAGTTCAGCACCTAATTCTAACATTCTTGCTACAAATTTATTCATAATTTATTTATTTTAACTTTTGGTTATAACTATTATTTATTATCTGTATAGTTTTTTTAATTTTCTTATCTTATTTACT